AACTAAAACTGGTGTTGCATTTGTGATTGATACTAAATCAATCTTTGTTAACATTTTGATATCAAACAAGTATAAGTTATATACACCTGTTGTATGTTCGTCTATGTTTCTTATTCTACATAGACCAATCTTTTCACTAGTATTAGCTGCACCAGCACTTCCTGTTGTATCATAAAGTTCTGCAACTTGATATGGGTCTAGTGTATCAATTCCACTCTCATTACCAAACTCAGGTAAAGAGTGAACGTTTGTGACTCTTAATTTGTTTCCTATTCTGACTGGTGTATTTGCATTGTCTAATGAAACTGTTGACCTTGCTTTTGGAAGACCGATTGTTGTTGTTCCAATCTTTTCAATTTCATAACCTTTAACATATGCTTTACCAGGCGATACTTGCATGACGAACTTAGATTCGTCACCACCATTAACTTTTGAATAAACTCCACCATTAATTGTAGTGTCTAAGTGTTCTTTTAAATTTGGTGTAAATTGTCTTACAACAAAATCACCATTTGCATCGAAAGTTCTTCGTGCAAGAGTATGTTCGATTTCATTGTATATTGGTTTGTCTATTTTTAGTTCGATTAGACCACCATTAACTCTGACTAACTCAACAAAATCTGCATCATCTTTTGTAGTAAGTGCATACTTACTTAAAGTTAATTCAAACTTAAGTCTATCTGCACCAGCAGCGTTTTCGTTTGTTGTTCCTTGTGAGTTATCTAATAGAGAAGAATCTTCTGAAGAAGATATTAATTTCTCTACGACTGTTAAACCGACTCTGTATGAAGGGGCACCTGAGTATTTCTCTAAGATAAGTTCTTGTGCTGGAACTTTAACAAAGAAACCTCTAATGAATATAACACCTTCTGAAATGTTTGCAATCGAAGCTCTTCCGATTGGTTTAGATAATACTGTTTGAGAGTCGACTTGGAATTCGTTGTTGTTTAATACGTCTGATATTGCACCATTTTCGTCTACACTTACTTCATGTAGTTCTTCGTCAGCTGCAAAAGTAAATGAATTACTTGCATCTGTTCCTTGTGATTGATATCTAACGAATAATGTGATTGGGTCGTCTGAAGATTCTGCACTTGAAGTGACAACTTTACCTACGACACCAGTTGTTTTACCTTGTAGTATTTTACCATGGAAAGAAGTTCTATATTCTTCTACTGAATCTGACCCTTGTGAATTTGGATTAGAAGACTTTACCTTAACAAAGTAAAGTTCCATATCGACATCAGTTTGAGCACCAGTGACAATCGAACCTTCTTCAAAAATATGATTACCGAATCTTTCAATTTGGTTTTGTAGGATAGATTGTGACTGAGTTAATTCCCTTGCTTGAAGAGGTCTACTCGCACGGAATAAGACCTTATGGAAGTTTTTACTCTGACTGTAGTCGTCATAATAGGGTGATATATTTAAATCAGTTTTCTCTGCCATGTTTTCTCTCTTGTGGGGTCAATAGACCCCATTAATTACATTTCGATAATCAGTTTGATATCTTCGATTTGGTCGGCAGCTCTTGTCACTGCACCCCTATTTTCGACATACATTATTTGACCTGAATATCTTTCAACTTCAGGGAATGCAGCGTTAACTGAGTTAACTGTTCCACTGTTTCCTGTCCAATACACTGTATCACTTGAAGTAAAGTCTACATATCCACCAGCACTATTTGCAACTGGGACATGAGAAACAACATTACCACTTATTGATACAACCTTAGATACTGCAACACCACTTCCGTCTACTGACGCACTCATAATAGTATCGTCTACGTCTAAATCTGTCACTGTTGAAAGTGTCATTTGTGAATATGCAGCTAATGAAGTTGAAGTTGCAACTGTTGTAGTTCCAACATTGAATGGGTCTTGGATAAGACCAATCCTTCTAAAATCGTTATCTACTGGGAAGTCACCTGAACCTTCTGCAAACTCTAATCTTGCATTAACACAAATAAAGTTTCCACCAAGTTCTTGAACTGGGTCTGCACCATGTCCATAGAAAGGTGATATGATTGGTTTGATTGCACCATTAGAACCACTTCCGATTCCTGAAATACCTGATACGTCTACTGACGCACGTTTGTATCCTGAACCAACTGAAGTCACATTGACATGAGTGATTGCACCTGAAGCTACTACGACTTCACAAACGGCACCTGAACCATCTCCAACAATTGAAACACCTGTATGTGTTCCGTCTGTATAACCAGCACCACCATTAGTCACTACTACATGGTGAATAGCTCCGTCTACTGCAGAGTTTTCTACGTCCCATTGAGCAGAACCATCATCGGTTGCAGCTGAACCGATTGCACCACCTGAACCTGTTCCGTCAACTTCAGTTTGAGCACCGATAGTTTTTACTGGAATGAAGTCGTTAGTGACAAATTTAATAGTTTCTGAGGCAGAAATTGTATACATATACTTCCAAACATAACCACGACCTGAGGCAGCATTCGAGTCGGCAGTTTCTACTAAAGTAGTTGCACTTGTTCCTGTTGGTTTTACGTCTGATACTACCACAGCACCTGAACTATCTCTACCAGTTCTGATACACTTATACACATTGTATTCATCAGTGATTACAAAGAATCTTGAATCGTATAAGTTGTTTGAACTTGTTGCTGGACTTGTATTACTTGCACTATAATCATGTGCATATTCGTCATATGAAGTTCCTGAAGTCCAATCATATCTTGTTAAACCATGAGATACGTCTGAAGAAGAAACCTTCTTCATAGCAATCATGTCTGCATATGAATCTATCTCTTCACCGACTGCGTTCGCAGGTGAAGGTGGGTTGTTTTCATCAGTCCAATCGAATGAACGTCCTATGAATATATAACTTGACGAGGCACTCTCACCAAAGTCTTCCTTAAATTGTTTCGCATTATGGATTCGAAACTTTTCCGTTATTATTGCTGCCATTTTTTAATCTCCTCAGATTATTTATATACTATTTATAACACTATGCAGACTTTATGTAAGAACTAAATGCAATATTAGTCCTAAAATTTGGTAAGTCCGAATAATGGTCTACTGTATGTTTTGGGAAATAGGTATCAAGGTCTGAGATTCTTAAACCTTCGGGTTTCGATTCCTCACTCATGATATTACCTGTTCCATCTTCTAAAATAAAATCATCATTATCTGTTTCATCTTTTAGATAATATGATATATCAAAAACTCTTTGTCCTGTTATTGTATTTAGACTTCTAAAAGTCCCTCCTAAAGGTGCATGACTTATGATTGAAGTTCTCTCAGTTGAGATATAGTTATCTTGTAAGTCATCAAACGTTGCATCTTCCATTATGATTTGACTGTTATCTTCAAATAATAATGAATCACCCACAACTTCTCCAGCTGCTTGTTCTACAATACTTGGTTCTAAACCGAAGTGATATATCTCTTCTTCATATAAGAATTTATACCCGTTCTCCATTAAGAATACTTCGTCTTGTTGACTTCCAACTGAAATTATTCTTCCTTCATATGAAGGTCTTCTTTCATTACTTCTTACTAAGTAATCATGGTCTTTTGTATCTATTGCAATTGAAGTGGATTTTTCAACTAACATTGTTCCAACACTTCCACCCATACCACTATGTAAAGAACAATAGTAATATAGATTATCAGGTGTATTGATATCAGTTCTTAATTCTACTATGTTATCTCCTCTTACAATAACACCTGTAGTGTATTCACTTCCACCACCATGTGTTCCATTTGAAGTTGTAGAAAATTTAAATGGGTGACCAGTTGGGTGAACAAAATGATAAATGTGTCCTTTGTTTAATACAAGTGATTTTTGATTTGTTCCGTCTATTTGATAAACGTTTTGAACACCATTGTTAACAACCGACACGTCTATTGTATCAACTCCACTAGTCTGTTCTTGTCTATAAGGTCTACTTGTAGTTCCTACTACAAAGTTTTGAATTTTAAAAATGTTTAAGTGTCTGTTTCTATGTGAAGAGTCACCATACTCTGTAAATGGTTCGGTGATTGCAAGACCAGTTCTTGGGTCTGTTTCAGGTGTTGGAACACCTGCGTCTTGTAGAACAACTAATGGTTCATTCATTTCTTCTTCAGTAGTCCAAAGAAGTATTTGTCTCATTGAATTTGCAAAGGCATTTGGTTGTGTTAATACTGGTGCTTCATGAATAACAACAGTTGGTCTAAATCTAATTTGTTCTTCAATCTCATTGTTGATTGTTTGTTTGATTGCAACCTCACCAAAGAATATATGACCAGCTGGGTGTAATAAGTCCTTGACAACTGACCTATATTTGTTTATACTTTCACCAACCTTAATCACATATGAATGTGTCTGATAGAATTTTCCGTCTTGTATATTACTTGCACTTGCATCAAGTGTAGATTTATCTCCAAGTAATTGTTCTTGTATCACACCCTCACCAGCAACTTTACCTCTTGCTTGATATGGATTTGATTTTAAAATCTTAAATGTATCGACATTATTGAAGTCTACAGTCTCTTCTGTTAAAAAACTACCATTTAAATCAGTGTAAGTTAATATGTGTCTATCTGAATCATAAGACACAACCTTTGCAGTTGAACCTGAAATTCTTCCTGTTAAGACAATATCTTTTGTAAGGTTTGCAGTTGGTGTAGTAATCAACATAGGGAAGTATGAAGTTGAATCCATAACTCCGTCATAGTTAAATCCATTACCTTGTTCTTGAATGTTCAATGAACCTACACCACCAATAGTATCTGAATATGCAAATAGTTTCGCACCTTCACCACTTGACACTACTGCTTGTTTGTTTAGTCTAATTGTATTTGAGTTTCCACCAGTAATCTCTTCACCACTTTGGAATGCACCCGTATCAGTTGATAGTCTTTTGACAATTAATCTTTTGTTTTCTCCGTCAACCTTTAGAATAGTTGCAGTTGCACTTGAGTTTGTTCCAGTGACAACTTCACCTTCTGTAAAACCTGTTAGGTCGTCAAAGTAAATATAACCGCCTGGATATACTTTAGGAACTTGTTTAAAACCAGCACCAGGCGACTTAATCTTAATACTTCTAATATGTGAAGCAGTTGTTTCTAATTGAACTGGACTTTCGTCTTCTGATAGAAGACGCATTTTTTCTGTATAGATTTCTATAAGTTCTCCACCAATGGGTGGATTGACTAAGACAACTCTATCGTTTTTATGAGTATAATCGGTAATAGGTGTTAACAATATTCCATTGTTATACACTTCAACACTTTCGTCATTAAAAACGATATAGTTTCCGTTGTTATCTGTTCCAGTAATAATTGGGTCACCTGCGATTGCAGTATATTCGTATTGACCCCAAACAGTTGCACCCTCTAAAATGACTTCGTCACCGACTGCACCTATAACTGCTTCTGCACCACTACCTTGACCTTCGTGTTCAAAGACAACTAGGTCACCACCAGCATATCCAACACCCCCGTCTTCAATATAGATATGGTCGACACCACCTTCTAATAGACCATTGACAACTGTCTTTGCAATTGTAGCACCACTATCTAATTTAGAACCTGATATATTAATAGTATCATTTAAAGAATACAATGAACCTACGTTTGATTGTTCTAACACAATACCACTATCGTCTTCAAATAATAAATTACTATCTTCTTCTTCGTTTCTGATATATGTTGAAGAACTAGTGTTAATAATATCTGATATTAAACCTTTAAGTATTCCAGTTGTTTGTGATACTCCGTCCCTATCAACAAGTGATACTTGTTGGTTAAATACAAATTCACCTTTATGATTGTCTGTAATTTCTAATGAATATTCACCTTGTTCAACATCAATAGGAAATACATTTTCAACAATTGATTCTGCAAGAACTCTATTATTTGAATCGTATTGAACTATCTTGTCTGTGGCTGAAGGTGCAACTCTTAGGTCGGTCATTAAAATGTTTACTCTTCTCTTTTGTGAGTAATCTGATTCTGAGTTGTAAATTGTTTCGTTATCGGGATATCTAATCTCTGCATCTTCGTTATAAAGAATTCTCATTAAGAACTTTAATGATTCTGCAGTTCCCTTTTCTTTGTATAAATCTGATATACCTTTAATAGTTAACCTTTTGTTTTGTGTTTGTCTAAGGTCTAACGAAGGTAAAAAATCTGTTTGGAAATGTTGAAGAAAGTCTTCTGAAGTTCTATCGATATCTGAGTAATCTAATATCTTGTTGTTTGCAATAATGGTATTCTCTTTATAACCACTAACTGTTCCTGTTTGTTTTGACTTTCTTCCTGTAATAGTTTCTCCCTCTGAGAAACCAAAACCTGAAATTGAGTTTACGTAAATTTGTAATCCATTTACGGAAGTAATCTTTGCAACTGACTTTGATACTGAACCAACTACATATTCACCCACTTTCCATGGGTCGGCAGTTGCGTTTGGATTTGCACCTGTTGATTCTTGTAATAATTTTGAAGTGTCTTCATCAGGTGAAGGTCGAACAGTTTGGGGTTCAGCAAGAACTGACCCCGAACTGTCTTCCAACATGATTCCGTCTAGTTCACCTTGAGCAGAAAGTGTAATGATTTCACTTTCTAGATATTCAAAGTATGATTTTAAAAATAGTTCAAAGACTGGAGCCTCTTCCTTGATATAACTAGGTAAGAGGTTCGTTAACCTATCGGTAAGTCTTTCTATTTTAAAATCGTTAGACATAATCTTAACTTAATGTTGCACCTAGGTTTGAAATTGGGAACCAATTTGAACCATTCCATATACAAATAACCGCTTCACCTTGTGCATCAAGAGTGATTTGGTCTGTTGTATCTGAAGAATAACCCCAAGATGATACTGTCACTTCAGCAGCTGCTGAAGAACTATCTGTCTTGTAGATTACTTTAATCTGACCAACGTCTGTTCCATCATCTAAAGTAAACTCAACTGCAGTTGAACCTGTCAGTGTGATTTCACTTGCAAAAGATGAAGCAAGGTTTGACGCAGTTGAAGTTAATGAAGTGATATCGTCTACTGCTAAATGAGTAGGGATATTTTCAAATAACTGACCAATGGTCATTTTTTTGTTGACGGGTGTTCCGCCTGGGTTATCTACTATGTGTAGTAAATCATCAGCACCTATATCTGTATCAGATACTTGTGTTAATGCACTTATTTTTTTATCTGCCATTTTCTTTTCCTCCTATAATCCAAGTAAATGGGAAACTACTCGGGGGACTCCCGACCACTTTTTTCATTTCGTTAATAATTACTGGTTGAGGTAGAAGTATACCCTACACCAGCACTACTTTCACCACTTGCGATGGTGTCTACTTCACCAGTCACCTTAATGTCATCAGTAGATATGTCAACTAGATTACCTCTAGTTGCAACTACGTCATTTCCTGAAGGGACTACAGTGAAGTCAATCGATGAATCAGTATTAACTGTTGAGGTAATCTGAATTGCATTGATTGTAATCTTTCCTAAAGCATAGTCAACTGTTCCAGCTGCACTATCCTGATATATCCTAGTTGACCCTGATAGGTAATATCTTCTGAGATTACCATTTCCGTCATCGTCAAAATATTGAATATTGACTGAGTCACCTGAGACATAGAAACCTGTTGTGGTTGTGATACCACCTGAACTTGCATTGTGTCCACCATGTGGATTATACAATGCATTACCAAAAGTCACTGAATAACCTTTGGTTTCACCAACTAAGATATCTTTTCTTTTTCTTAATCTAATATTACATGTGTTTGATAGAATAGAAGTATTACTATCGTCAACTGATTTTAATAGATTTGAATGTCTAAAGATTGCATCAAAGTTGTTTAAATTGTCTGTATCGAATTTTTGAATTGCAGAGTTTACGATTGCTTCTAACTCACCGATTGATAAGTCTGTTGCATTCTCGTTATACTTGAATACACAAGTCACAAGTATTTTAACTATCTCTGCATCTATTACTTGTGGTCTAACTGTTAACATGTTTAATGCATTTAGTTTTGATTTGACTAATTCTTTTTCTGTATCTGATAGATAGTCTGAGTTTTGTGGTTTAAGTGCAACAAACACTTTACCATACTCGGGTGGGTCGTTATCTTCACCACCCCACACTGCAACTGCATCTGCGTTTGGATAGTATTCTTGAACTTTTGCTTTGTAGTCATTAAGTGTCACAAGTCTGTTTTGTGAAGTGTAAAACTTCGTAGCTTTAAACTTGATTGATTCGACTGATTCTTTTTCTGCACCACCACTTGCTTTTGTGACATTAGTGACATGAGAGTTTGAGAAACCATTAACTGTTCCACTTAGAACAAATTGACTTGCACCATTCGCATGAACTTCGTCAACTATGATATAAGTCACGTCTATAATATCTCCGTCTGATAATGCTTTACCTAGTGTTCCGTCACCAAAGTAAATCTCTACATATCCTTCTTCGTTCTCTTGTGCATAATAAACTTTAGATTCGGTTGTGATATTTGATATACCTGTTGAAAGTGTGTAAGTTTCTGCAACTCCATTTGAAGTGACACTTACTATCATTCTTGATTTGTCTACTCTTTCATTTGATAATACAAACTTTGGATTTGCAATTTGGTTATCAAAGATAAATGAATCTTGTGCATATGTTCCTTGAACAATTTCAACGTTGTTATAATTGTATGATAAATTATTTTGTGTTGGTCTTTTAGTAGAGGTGACTACAAAGTTATATGAACTTCCGTCAAAGACAGTCACAAAGTTTGTTCCTCTAAGTAATTGCATCTCTGTAGTTGTTGGTTGAGTTCCGTCTGCATTTCTTACGTTCTTCATTTCTAAATCAATGAATGCAGAAGAACATGACTCAGAAGCAGGAACAAAACCTAAATCTTTTGCACGTGATACAACGTTCTTTCTGATTTGTGCAGAATCTAAAAATAATTCAGAAGCTGCAATGTTAGTATTTACTGCACCAATGTGAGATGCATATGCAAGTAAGTCGATAAGAACTGACATACTAGAACCTTCAAAGTTATAGTCTTTGAATTGTTCTTGACCTTTAAGATAATTCTTAAGGTTGTCTGCAATGTTATCGAAATCTAAATCGGTTATCTGTAGGTTTGAACTTTTTACTGCCATTATCGTGTCCTTGAAACTGTTATTTCAACCTCTTGTTGTGGAGCACCATTTACAATGTTGTAAAAAATAGTGACATCTAAATTGTTTGAGTCTTCTAATTCACCAAAAACTACATTTACATTATTAACACGAGGTTCTAATTGTTCTATTTCTTTTGCAAGGTTCCTTCTCATTCTGTTTAGTTGTCTATCAGTATTTAATTCAAATAATTTGTTTCTGATTGAACCACCAAAGTTTGGTTTAAAGGGTCTTTCAAATTTGTTGGTCATGACTATATTTCTAACAGACCTTTTGATTGCGTCCGTATCAGTCTTTCTAACTATGTCACCAGTGATTGGGTGTCTACGAAAGAAGATATCTAAATCTGCATAGATATCTTTCGTTGCAACTGTTTTTCCGTTATTTACTAAGTCTACCATAATACTATTTATACAAACTAATCAGGTTTCTTTGTCTTTCCAGCAGAAGAACCTGAGGCAATTGTATGTGTATGTGTTGAAAGTTTGACACCCTTACCTTTGACTTCTCCACTTGCAGTAATACTACTTGAATTTGTCTGTTTACCACTGACATCTAATGTCGATTGTAAAGTAGTTGCGTCTGACACTGTAAGTGTTCCAGTAATTGTTGTGTCTGATATAATTTCTGTTGTGTTATTACCAGTGATTGTAATCTTACCTTCTGATAATACGTCTGTTGTCCCTTTGAGGATATCTGCTTTTAGATTTCCTTCTGTAATCTCTGAGGTGACATTACCTTTTAACACTTTCATATCTACATTACCCGTGTTAACATTGATTGTCACGTTTCCTTTTTCTACTGTTAAGTCTGCATTACCAGCTATATAAATCTTATCGTCTTTTGCAACTACTTGAAAGTTATCATTTACGATTCGTTGCACTACACTTCCATCAGGGTGAACTTCCTGAAACGTTCCTGACCTATGATATTGTGAAAGTCTTTCTTTACCAACTGTATCGTCTATCTCTATGACATGACCTGACTCAGATTGATACACTTTGTTATATGGATATACTGGTTCTGCAACTGAGTCGGGGAATGTATGTCCTTCTATCTCAATCTTTTTATCTACAGTTGAATCACCACGTGCAATACTTGACACGTCTGACTCTCCAGTGTATAATGGGTAATAGGGAAGCATATCTTCAGTGATTTCTCCCTCTGTAATAGTTGAACCTGTTGCATCATAATTAATTGTTATTTCTTTTGGTGACTTAGGTTGTGTATCGATTGCACTTGTTAGACCATGTGGTCGTCTTGAATCCTGTTCGGGGTTCGGTGCATCAGGTGTTCCTTCATAATCTGCAACTGTCAATCTACGTGGGTCATTAAAACCTTTATCAACACTTCTTGATAATTCATTTCCGAATGCATCAACTTTATAACCAGTTTGTGGTATACCAGTTGCAACACCAAATATGATTGGGTCTTGACATGCTTCGTCTCTGAAATATCCAAAGACTGTTGCACCTTCTACTAAACCATGTTGTGTTCCTATACCTGATAAACCAGCAGAAGTTGTTGG